TTCTAAAAGGGCCACTCTGACAATGCTTAAAAAGGTGTGGCGACGTGGGGCTGGAGCATACTCGACTTCACATAGGCCAAATGTTTCACGAGCGGCTTGGGCTATGGCGAGAGTGAATGCGTTCTTGTTTTTGCTGCGTAATGGCAGGCCGCAAGATGCAAAATACATTACAGACAACGACCTTCTTCCAGACGGTCACCCAAAGAAATCAAAATCAGAGGAGGCTGAAATGCACCGGGACGGAGACTACGGTTCTTCAAGCAAGATTCTGCATGCAATGATCAAAGATCTCAAAGATGCGATCGACATGATGTATGACGTGGACCGAGAGACATTTGAGAGGATCCTCATTGATACACACGATCGTTACGCGATGATTTGCGGCATGCCAAAACATGGCGAAGTTGAGGTCGACATCGAGGTCATGCCCGACGATGGTGAAGACGAATACGAGGGGTACGGTCGTAGGCGACGTGTCCGAATGGGCGATGCAGTCGAGGAGCCGACAGATGCACAGCGATCCAACCTTCCTGCTGCAGCATTTAGCCCAGCAGCGTTTTATGCAAACGAAGACGGTGAATTCTACCGAAGTGGAGTATTTTTGGTATCAAAGTCCAAGCTTCCTCACCACATTAATTCGGTCGAAGATCCTAATGATAACGACACTGTCGATGTTCCTCGTCTGAGAAACGCATTGGCAAGATTTGACCAGGTTGATTGGTCTGAGTTTCCAGAAGACACGATGATGAGAACCAGGGCTCACCTCGAACGTCATGCTGATGCCATCTTGATTGGCCGACAGGAGTGTACCACCTGTCGAAAAGAAGATGTTGAAGGTCTTGCGTTGGATATCAAAGACTTTAGAATGGGCAAATTCAGCGCGATTAGAGAGCGTTTAAATGGCAAAGCCTGAGGCACCATTCGAACTTGATGGGGCGAGCATTTACCCAGAAGAGCGCGATGTCTTTCGATCATTGATCACCATCATCTATACAGTTGACCCAAACCGGCCAGAATCTGCTATTCTTAAGCATGTCGAAGACACATTTCGACAGGTCATGCGGGTTCGAGATGGGAAGTGGGTCCGCAGGAAAGTTTTTGAAATTGGTAGTCGAGGAATGGGGCTCTCTGTAGTGGCCTCAGATAACCCTGAGTATCCGTCACAAGTATAAGCTGTTGAAAACAATATGGTTTTGTAAGAATAGCTTGAGTATGAGATATATAGACTATGAAAGTTGAAATCAGAGAATCACGCAGCGTCCCAGTCGGTCTAAACGAAGATGTATCGGAGTATGGACTCGATAAGGACATTTATCTTGGCGTTCTTGAGGCAGAGCTTGGGAAGGGTGGCGTAGTCAACCTAAATGGGCGTGTGTACAAGAGCGAAGAGTTTATCCGAGAGAATCAGAGACTCGGAGAGCGGGTAAAGGCGAAGTTTGTTGAAGGTGAAGCTGGTCATCCGGTTGGTGGTCCAACTTTCGACGTTCCTGTTCGTCTGATTGAGGTCGGCGTCACCGAGGACGAAGATGGTAGCAGCTTGGCTACGGGCCGATTCGCTGTCCTAAACACACAGGTTGGGCGAGACATCCTCACTCTTTACAAGGCAGAAATGCCTTTGGGTGTCAGCAGCCGTGGTTACGGAATCGTCACCGAGCACACAATCGATAGTGGAAGCCCATACGCTGAGGCCAACCCAGGCAACTTGGGAGACACGGTTCTAGAGGTTTCTGATTTCGATTTACTAACATACGATTTAGTTCGGGTGCCCAGTGCAGGCACTCATGTTAAACCGGCGACGAGAGAGACTCGGGAGGCCCTGGTTCGTGTTTGCGAGCATGGACTTCTTGGATTGTCGCACATTGTAAAGGAGGCCGACGTGGCTAAAGAAGAAGTCGTACTCCCCGATGTCCAAGAGGAAAATCTTGAGGCTGTCGTGGAAAGCGAAGAGAAGGTGGTAGAGGTTTCTCCGCTTGCCGCTCTGAGCGAGGAGCAGCAGAACGTGTTGCTTAAGCTTGCGAGCGTCATCGAGAACGCTGAGAACGTGTCTGGGGCTGACGAAGAGCTTCTTGAGCAGGTTAAGCGAGTAGCTGACCAGGCTGACATTGATCGTCAACGTCTTAGTGAAGCTGAAGAAGCTAACCGTGCTCTTAACGAGAAGGTTGCAGCACTTGAGGCAGAGCGAGCTGAAGAGCGCAAGAGCATTGAGATTCGCGACGCCATCGAAGAGAGCTTCAAGGGCAAGGCGAACGGCGAGCGTATCCGCAAGGAAATCGAAGGGCTCGTTGCTGAGGGCCGACTTGATGACGTTGAGTCAATCAACGTATGGTCTGCTCGTCTCATCGAGATGGCCGAAGATGTCCTCAAGGCTAACAACTCTGCCGCTGGAACAGCTGTTGTTGAGGCTGTTGACGCAACTGACGATCTAGTTGACGTTGAAGAGTCTGCAGAGACAGAAGAGGCTGCTCCAGGTCTATTGAATGAAGATTTTGTCGCCCAACTAAAGGGCATCATTGAGCGTGACCGCACCCTCCAGGGTCGAGTCTAATAATATAGGAGTTTAGAAAATGCATAGCGCACTTTTGGACCCTCGCATCTCGGCACCAGCTTTGGAGGCCAAGTGGGGTCAATTGATTGAGTCTAAGGATGCTGTCAAGCGTCGTTGGATCGCCCATAACATCGAGAACCAGTACAAGTTCATGAGCGAAAGCGCAAAGGCTGGTAGCTTTGGTACTCGTTTCTACACTAACGATGCAAACATCTTTGCAAACCAGGGTCAGCTCGTTGAGAACACTCTTCGTGGTGACATTGCTGACTTCACTCAGCAGAGCATTGCAATGGTCGTTGACGTCTTCGAGCGTTTCAGCATCGACGAGCTCATCAACGTTGTTTCGATGGCTGGTCCTACAGCTTTCGTTCACACGATGCACTTCAACTCCAGCAACGCATACAACGGTGGCGCTGCTCCTGTGCAGTTGAACTCTGCTCTCGACATCAACTACGCTGACTGCCCTGCAGAATGCTCTGCTGACAGCAATGGCGTTGAGCTTGAGATCGAATCTGAGACCATCACCGCTGATTGTAAGCGACTCAAGGCAGAGTTCAGCGTCATGGCTGAGCAGGACCTTCAGTCTCAGTACGGAATGAGCCTCAGCGAGCGTCTCCGTGGCGTTATCGCTACTCAGATGGCTCGTGAGATTCAGGGTGAAGTTCTTGCAGCATTGGTTGCAGGCGCTGGTACTGCTCTGCAGTGGCCATCAGCTATCCCTGCTGGTTCTGTCTACTTGAACCTTGATCCTAAGGTTTACCAGTCTACTCTGTATGACAAGATCCAAGACGCAGACACTGCCATCTTCAAGAGCGCTGACGGTTTCCGTGGTGCAAACTGGATTGCAGGTGACCCTGACGCGATGAACTACTTGCTGCAACTCAACAAGTTCAGCATCACTTCACGCGACAACGTTGCTCGTGACATGGCTGGCGAAGGTGACATCGACGAGTTCTCGAACTTCTTTGGTGTTGCTAACCACCGGTTCAAGACTTACAAGTTCCCATTCATGCAGCAGAACACTCTGTTGTTGGGCATTAAGTCTGACGCTCCACAAGAGCAGGGCTTCATCCACGGTACTTACATCCCAATCACTGACTTGGGTACTTTCCGTGACCCAGCCAAGGCTTGTGTGACTGTTGGCGCCACAACCCGTTACGCGAACAAGCTTCTTCGTCCGGGTGCTTACGCTAAGGTCACAATCACCTGATCTAGGCGTCGAGCTGAGAAGGGGGAGGGCGTTAGCTCTCCCCTTTTTTTTTGTCCTGCGTTATTATGATGTTGATGCATGCCTAAAAAACACTGGCATCACAGATTTTCCACATCTATAAGTACTTAAAAAATAAGGCATTTGGAGACATCATGGCTGAAGAGCAAAGTGGAAGCCCGATAATACGTGGCATCGTCAAAAGGGCAGGCAGACTGCTGCGCTCATCAGACAATGTAATCAGCGCAGAACTGGGCATTAGTCCTGTTAATTATTCTCAGACATCACTTGGTGACGGAGGAGCGGCCAGATTCCAAGCTGCTCGTTCAAAGTCGAGCATGATTAAGGACTTCCATGACCAGCGTCGGGATAGGCGATACAGGGATCTCCGAGAGATGTCGGACGAGGTGCCGGAACTCTCTACATCGCTTGACGTATTGTCTCACTTTGTCTTTTCGGGGGATACCGGCTTTGGTACTGACGGAAGCGATGAGTCTCAGCCAAGGCTTGTCTTCTCTGAAGCCATGCCACAAGAGCAGGTTGAAATTCTATCCAAGTCAGCCGAGGCTATAGGCCTTAACTCTCTGATGTACGAAATATTCAGAGAAGGCATGCATCTCGGTGACAGTTTTACGGAGTTGGTGTTCACCAAGGACCGTCTCATATCGCAGCAGTACATTAAGCCAGACAAGACCGATGTCGTTTGGGATAAGTACGGCAGGCTGCGTGGATACAAGACCAGGTCAGAGAGCAGTGGTGGGCGAAGCTATGGTGGTCGGAACGCATCGGCAACCTTCCTGGCGCCGTGGCAAGTCGTTCACTATGCGCCAGACAGGCCTCGTGGACACAAGTACGGTCGCAGTAACTGGCACTCAGCTAGAAAGCTTTGGCGCATCTCCCAGTCAACATTGGATGTTACAGCGGTGTTGGCAATCCTTAGGGCCTCGAGCCGAAAGACCGTGGCCCTTCCGGTCCCGGCTGGCATTAAAGAGGATGAGATCCATAAGTGGATCGATCAACTCAAGACCGGAGCATGGCGCGAGGAGTTCTTCGACAAAGACGGGTATCTTCATCATCGAATAGCGTCATTGCTAGAACTGGATGACACGATATACCCGTATCGAGCAGGCACAGAGAAGCCTGACTTCCACAATGAACCGAGTGCAGACCTCGACAGCCTGGTTAAGTTCCAGCAGTTCCTGCAGGAATCGTACTTTGTTGCGACGGGCGTTCCGGCAGCACTTTGCGGTCTTGAGCGTAACGTGAACGCCAGAAGTACACTTGAGCAGCAGGGGCAACAGTTCGTTCATACCGTCACAAAGAGGCAGCAAGAAGTGTCAGCATTGGCGAAGGACATCATGCTTCGAGCCGGTCTCGCAGCAGGGTTTGTGCCCGATACTAAGATGTTCGACTACCGGATGCCGGACGTCTCTGCATTCGACCAGCGCATGCGAGCCGAAGTCTGGAACATCCGAGCAGATACAGCAGTCAAGCTTACTCAGGGCGTCGGTGTCGACCCGGCTTGGATAAGAAGAAACATACTTCGAATGAGCGAGGCGCAACTCAGCTCTGCTCCTGTGCAACAAGGTGAAGAGCGCTCCGCCGCCCGGATGCAGTTGATAAAAGGCCAATTGGCGGCGATCATGGAAGGTGCCAGCATCGAGGATGATGCATGAGCCTTAACTCGTATCTTGAACTGCGAGCCGAATCTATTGAGCGGCGCCTGCGACTGCAGGAGGCAGACACTCAGACGTCCCGTGAGGAGACACAAGAGGAGAAGGAGTGGCTTTTGGCTGCGCTGACTTCGATAGCGGTCTCTGCTCAGGATGCCCTTCGTCGCGGTAACAGTAGGGACGCAGTCCTTCAAGAGCTACGGCAGGAGTGGCTAGATGCGCTTAAAAAGTCTGCCAGGGCAGCGTTCCGCAAAGGGGCTAGACTTAGAGCTCAAGACTCAGCGGTTGACGTAGCGAGGCTTGCCAGGGAGTCCAAAAGACTTAACGACCAAATAGAATTCCAGAGCGGATTCCTGTTTGAGTTTGCCGATGATCTGGTTGCCGGTGATACGACCAAGTCTGACAAGATGGACTTTTTAAATCGGGCGATGCTCTACGCATTGAGCATGACAGGCTATTACAATCTTGGTGCCATTGAGGCCGGTTCGCAAGACTCTCTCATATACTGGAGGCTTGGAGCATGCGACCACTGCACCGACTGCCCAGCTCTCCACGTCAGTGGACCGTACACTCCGAAAACACTGCCGACAGTACCAGGGCTGGGCCATACACGTTGTGGTCACTGGTGCTGCTGCTATCTATATGTAGTGCCAAACGTTGATTCAAACGTTATGCCGGTGTCGCTTGCCGCAGGGTCGGGCGCGGTAGGCCTTTTGGCTCTACCCAGCCGAGAAAAAGAGGAGGTACAGGACGCCAGGTTGCGTGATGCGTATCTCTCTCGGCTTGCATTCGACGATGATGACGATGTCTACAGAGATAGACTTGCCCGGTCACAGGCAGAACTAGACGCACTTCTGTCTCAAGTGCCTGGATATGTCGACGAATTTCCACTGGGTGGTCCTGTTATTGGCCTAGACGCCAACGGTATTTCAATATCGGACGAAATGTACAACGATGGAATGGACATCGAGTCGTTAAAGATGATCTCTGAGGACGACATAGAAAGATTTCTGGATGAGAATTTGGTGAGGGGTGCCGAATGAAGTTCAACGTTAACACTTATAGCGTCATAGGCAATGGTCTAGAGCAGACCATCAGTCTCTACGGTGAAGTGCTCAAAGCCATGCGAAAGCTCGATTCAACATCGGTGTCCGTGTGGCCATTCAACACCATTAGTCGAGACCAGTTGGCGAAGACTGGTTTCTTTCTAAAGGGAACAAAGGGCGACGTCGATTCCATATTGTCGATGGTTTCTGTCGACCACCAAGTTCAACCGGTGGTGTCATGATACGCTTGATGTCTTGGTTTATGGGCCTGTTTTCGATGTCGTACCATCGAGGTGATGGTTATGTGATTGTGTCCAAGAATACTCCGTTGAACATGCGAGTCGTTCTCGAACTGTTTACTTCTAGAAGCTATCTGGAAATAGCGAAGATGATCGACAGGCCTCTCAGAATAGATTTTGTCGATCAGGTTGAAGATGGTGTTGCGCTCAAGGTCGTCGAGCGAAAACGTGGGCACTTTATTCGGATATGCAGTGATCGACCAGAAGAGGCGTTAGCTAGGGGTTTGGACACATTGTGGAGGTATCTTGGTAATGCCAGCCGACAGAATCAATAGCCTCATTGCTAGAGCTCAGAGAGGGTTCAAACTCAAAAAGGGTGATGCCTTTCTGCGTGGTGACCGGGTTGCTATAATAAAAGATATCAATGGTTCAGACGTATCCGTCGAATACGCAGGTGGAAAGTCTGATACGGTGGAGCGCAAACATTTCTTAAGCAGAAAGATTTATCGCATCACAGTCAAAAAAGGTGAGCCGCCAACGACCGTTAGCATTGCATCGAACGCCGCCAGGACAAAGAACATACCCAAGCGAGCAAAACTCAGCTTACTGCGTGGGCTTGCTAAGAATTCAACAGGTGACGACAAGCGCGAGATCGAAGACCTCATAGCCAAAACGATCGGGATATAAAATGGTTAAGTATAGACGAGAGATGGGCCGCAGGGTTCGACCGATCGAAAGCGAGACAAAGTTTACTCGCAACACCTTCTTAACAATTCAAGTTCGAGACCAGGAGGGCGAGAGGCTGCTAAAGCAGCGCCTGGAAAACAGGTTCCTCGTTAAGGGCCGCGTAACCGCAGGGAAGGTGCTGTGGGATGTGTTCCAACTGTCAGGTCGTGCTGACCCGGTCTTGATAGCCGGTGGATTCATTTGGCAAGAAGAGGCCATCGCGTTCGCAAGAGATAGGAAACTGGGCAGGAACTCTGTATCATTTGGTGGGATGAGGGCGGTGTTCGGAAAAGCCAAGTCAGGCTCAATCATCTCCCCAACTAGAAACATCGAGCTTCCAGGTAAGCAAAACGTTCGAGTTAAACCTACGTCTAAGGGTGTAGTTGTTGGATGAGCAAGCCATTTTCCATATGCATGCTTCTGAAGGGCGAAGGTCTGCTGATCGGATTTAGTGACGGCGACCCAGTCATTATAGGCGCATCCCCGTCAGACGAATCCGAGTATTCGTTCCAGAACGGCCTCGAGCAGGTCTCAGTGCCAGCCAATAAGCTGGAAATCGGATCCGGGGGAAGCAGCGGTACAGCCAGTGCATCAATACCGGCTGAATCGTTCGACATCCTGGGGGCGGTAGCTTCCGGGATTGTAAGCACAGGGATTTTGGCTGAAATACGCTATGTAACCGAGGGCCTGTTTTGGTCGGAGTGCCCACTGCTATTCAAAGGGGTAGTCAAGAGCGCGGGGATCGACGAGTACGAGGGCGTTATCAATCTTAACTTTGAGGCTAACACGCAAAACGTTAACGTCGACTTTCCAAGCTCAAGAGTGGGCGATGCGGGAAGGTTCGACAATCCACCGGAAAACACCTTTGATCGTGTTCTACCGGTAGTCTATGGCCTTGTTACAAAGTATTCGATACCAGCTGTTGAGTTCACCTCAACACCCACTGGAGGCGGGGAAGTAGACGTCTGTCTTGCCGCCCATGTCATATATGGTAGCCCAGAGCGGCCCGGATTCGTCCAACTCGGAAACTCCAACCTTGGCGATCTGGCGCCATACTACGAAGTGAAGACTGCTTCCGACAACTTTGGGAACGGGTATAGCTATGTGACCATACCGTTAGACCTTTGGGATGACGGCATGTATGCCCGAAATGTCAGCGGCAAAACGTCGGCTGACGGTGCTCGAATGGAGTCCCTCGGCGACATCATAAAAGACTTATGGTTTTCCTACTCAGGCAGCACAGGCGAGGACTTTGATTTCGCAAGAAGCTTTTACGCATCTGACCGGCTGAATCGGTTTTCATGCGGTTTCGCCTTTACCGAGGCAGATAGAGGGCAGACCCTATTTGACGTTTTCGTTGGCAGGATCGGCGATTTGCCGGTCTCTTTTAGTAGCCCGATTGGTATGCTCGGATGGGATAGCACGATCATCCCAACAATAGGTTCCGAGGTGACAGGAATTTTAGAGCTCGGTGTGAATATATTTGAACGGACAGACGTTGACCTCGTCGGCTATGACAAGGTGCAGAACCGGTTCAAGGTCTCTTTTAAGTATGACGAGGAGACCGAGGGAAACACAGCTTCACTCCTCGTCGATGAATCGAACTCCGGCCTTTGTCGGGAGTCTCAGAGCCGATACGGCAAATCACAATATATCTCAATCAGCATACCGGACGTGGTCACACCAGCATCAGCTGGCGCCTATCTCGCAAACGAAATTAATTCCAGAGCGTTTCCGAGACTGCAGGTAAGTTACTTTACTGACGACATGGATTTTCTTGCGACGCCAATGTTGTCGGTCTTCAAAATTAACGATGAAGATGTCGGTTTTTCTGACTCTTTGTTTTTCCTAGAGAGCGTTTCACCAGACATCGACAACGGTGGATGTTTGATTACCCTTAGAAGCGTTCTATCCAGTGAATCGACTTTGATAAGGAGTAAGTCATGAATCGATTTCTAAGCAGAAAATTCCTACTGAGCGTTGGTGCTATTGGCAGCATTGTGGTTTCCGCACTGCAGGGCGCAGTCGAGTGGTCAGCTGCACTTCCGTCTATCAGCGCCATCGTTGTTGGCTATTGTGTTTCTCAGGGATGGGTTGACGGCAAGGTGCTACAACAGCAACTAGAAGCACCAAAAGACGAAAAATGAAAACATCACATGCGGTCGTGGCCGTTCTAGCGGGAATGGCTGCGGCCCTGGCTATCGGTTTCTTCATTGGGTGCAAATGGGCTGGAGCCGCCGTGGCATCGGTAACCGTAGCGGCGGCAGGCGCCCGCCATCAGGTCACAAAGACAAAAAAACAGGCTGAGGTATTCGCTTCTAAGGTTTCTGCTGCCATAAAAGAGTCTGAAGAAGAAGAATCAGAGTTAGAGATAACGTCTGTGAAGGTGTATTCGGATGAAGAGTGGAAGACTAGGGAAGGCCTTGATTTTGGCGAGTCTGCTTGGGAGCGTAAACGCATATTCCCAGACAGTTAGTCATGGCCTATGGGAAAAGGCTGACGGCGCCCTCGTGTCCATGCTGTGCCCTAAAGAGTACGGTGAGGTCACAAGGTTACCGAAAGGCTGCATAAATGGTCTATCGGGGGGCGGAGTGCTGTTTACTCCGAAGGCTTATAGCCAAAACAACGCAGACCTTGAGAAGGCAAGCGTACTAATCAAGGGCCTCAAGCTAAACGTTAGCAACCTAAGAGCCAAGATTGACAACCTGGTAGAGCAGCACAAGATAGAGATAGAGGCAATCACAAGAAAGTCTGTTGACGAACTTGAGTCTGTCGTTGCTGCCAGCCGTAAAGAGACGAGGTCAGCCTGGTTCTATGGAATGCTTGGTGGTGCGGTGTTTGGATTTATCCTCTGCGTTCTCACGTAAATAAACGCTTGTCGTCCGGTCGCAAGGACCTGCGTTCGCGTGCCGCCTCAATGGCCTCGAAAACGGCGGACGGATTCTCACTATCAAAAAAGGCCGTTCTCATGGTGCCAGACGCTGCCTTCGCAGTTTCCATGTCATCTGTTACGTATAGACCACAGTGAACTGGCCTAATTACACAGTTGCGGTACTGGCGGTTCCTGTAGACACTCCATACAAACGGGTCGTTTGCGCTGAGTGCCACCACAAGCTTATCGCTAAACGTCTGCGGCCATGACCTAAATCCAAGATTCTTATACCCGAAAATCTTTCCGTCCAACTGCCTAAATATGTCGACAATAAAAACGATATCTGGATTGGTCCGCAGAGCCATAGCTTTGAGCTTATAGACCGTTTCCCTTGGGGATGACCTGTCGATAAACCGTGTGAACCAGTCCTCCGGTTTAGAAACTACCTGCCAGTCGTTAGGTAGCATCGACTGCAGCGGGTGATCGTCTGTAAAGAAAACCTTCATCACTTCCTCGCGAGTATCCTGTGTCCGTACAAAGCCAACAGGGCGGCGTCAGCTATACCGTCATGGTCTTTTTTGGACCTGGCCGTAGCCTTTAGGTCAATACCAGGCAAAAGGCGCTTAGCGGCCAAGCAGTGGGCCCCCTTGCCCTTACCACTGCTGCCACCAACCATTTCCTTAATCCATTTGGTAGGTCGTACCTCTTCGTATGGGACCTGGGCTGAAACTATCAGCCCAAGCCATAGCCCGTATCCCATACCTGTTTGAAAGGTACTCGCCACTCCCTGCCCTGGAAAGCTCTGCTGCTTCTCGATTACAACGAGGTCGTAATCATAAAGGCGGAGCAGCTTCATCATCTCAGATGGATCATAGTCCTTCTTCGTGCCCCTACCGACGTTGACGACCGGGGTCTTTGTCTTCATCACAACTTTGTTGTCTTCGACGACGACGACGGCACCGCTTTTACCTGGGTCAATTCCACAAACGATCATGGCTTAGAATGGAACCGGGTCGTTGTCCACGTTGCCCCAGCCTTGATTTTGGCCTCCGCCATTGCGACCATTGCCACCCCTGAATCCGCCGCCATTTTGAGCACCATCGTTACTACCACTGGCAATCTTGGAGAACGCTCTAGCGTCGATGCACAGTTGGGTGCGCTCCTCGCCATCTTTGTCACGATATGTCTGCATGTACGGATTGCCTGCGATGTGAACAACATCACCCTTTTTGACA